AGTCAGCGCCTAAGTCAGCGCCGGCTTCGGGGGCAGCTTCATCGCCACCAAGACCAAGACCTAAGTCATCTTCTTGCTCTAAAAGTTTTTCTAAAGTTTCTTTAACTTCACTAGAATACTTTTCAATAACGATCGTTTCAGCGTTTTTAAGTGCTGATTCACGCAACGCCTTAGCATCGACGATGGCTTCTTTTAATAAACTTGACATTAATAATGCTCCTAATATGAGAAATGTTCAAAATAAATAGTGCTTTTATATACGAAACACCATTTTTTTGACTACTCAATTAAAAGCTAGCTTTGATTAAATTCCCACACACAAGTTAATTGACAATCACCGGGGGCTGCATTTACATCCAGTTTGATTCCAACAGCGTCTCCTGCCCCAAAATGATCCGAACCTGAAGTAGCAAAAGTTGCGGTTGTTGCGTCGGCTGAACCCATGGAAACAGTGATTGCTTCTACTAATGCACCGTTTCTAATTAATTTAGTGCCATCGAGTGCTCTGTAAAGATTCATCGTAACATTGCCGTTTTGATTATCTTCTGGTCTAAACATGATTTTAACTAGACGACCAGAGAAAGGAGTGACCATCATGTGTTCTTCGCCGTCTGTTGTGTTCTCGATTAAAGAATTCCAAGGGATCCAAACGTCTGCAGTTCCGCCATGTGCAAAGTTGTGGTGTGTCATATGCAATGCTTTAGCTCTCATAGAGCCAGTAACCATAAAGCTACCAGATACTGAGGCTGAACCTGAGACTGCAAAAGTATGTGATGGGGCTGTTGTATTTACGCCAACTCTATTAGCGTTACCATCAACATAAAGCATATGTGTGTTGGCATTACTTTCAACTCTAAAATCAATAAGTGAATCAGAACTTTCATTAACGACAACTTCTGGTACAGCGCCATTAATTCTTAAGCCTTCTTTCATAGAACCAGCATCATTAGTTTTGAAAACGATATGCTTATTAGTGGTGTTGTTTTGGAACACAAAGTTATCAGAACTGTTAACTCCCAATAAAGCTAAACCGGTACCAGCACTGTTACTAAAGAACATGCTTGGTATGTGGTTTCTAACTTGCACATTGCCTGATAAGAATAAAAACTTTGATGTACTATCAAATGTTAAATTAGCTTCAGCATTTACTGTATTAGAATCAACTGAGGTAAGAATTCTATTGTTAGAAGCATTTGTGTAAGAAGATATAGCTGCAGCACCGACAGCAACACCATCTGCAAAAAATGCAGATGCTGATATGGCGGCTGAACTTGAAATAGGAACTGATGAAGTAATTGCTGAACCAGATACGATAAATCTTTGTATACCATTGGTTTTTAATGCAACCAAATCTGTTTCAAAATCTATTTGAGTATCTTCGGCGTCACCCTCGAATTTTACATCGCCGTGGGTTTGTGGTCCCTTTGAACTATTATATGCCATTTATATTTGTCTCCATTTATTAGCTTATCTTATTAATTACATGCCAAGTGTCGCCATCAGATTGTAGCGTCCTTGTGGAGTAATTAGATTTTAAAATTACAGAATCACTTATGTCAATCTTTGATTCTTCGCACACTATCTTAACTGGTTGTGAATTTAACTTGTATCTGTCTGAATTTACCTTCTTAATAACTAAAACTCTTCCTTTGTTATTACAAGGTGGGGGCAACATCACTGTGATTTTATTTTTATGTGTGTCACAGATTAATGTGTAATCAGATTCAGTAACATCATGTGTTGAATCAGTAATTCTCTTAATACTATTATAGACTGAGCCCTCACAAACTAATTTATCACTAGCAATTATATTCTGCCCATTAATTTTACCTTCGACTTTTAAAGTGTTTTCTGCTGCATCATATTTAAGATTTGAACAAGAATCAAACTCAGCATTTCCTTTAAACTGAATGTCGCCAGATTTACCAGCAGCATGAGGGACTTTGAGTTTTAAGTATCCATCGTAAATGTTTTTAAGAGTAGTACTTCTAACTGAGCCAGCAGATACATCAGTTAATAAAAGCAAGTCATCGTCACTGGCGTTCTGTCCTCTATCATTAATTTTGCTAACTTGACTAATATCGAGTGTAAGCTTGTTGGACTTTAGTGCAAGACCACAACCTTTCTCAAGTTGCAAGCTGACCCCTTCTTCATCTACTGAGATACCTGCAGCAGCTTTAACTTGCAGATCACCTCTTACATTGTGTAAGCCGTTTGAAAGTTGTAAATCATAAGCACCGATAAGACCATCAAACTTATCTGTGGGGATATCAAACATCTTTGCGGCCGAGCCGGCAACTACATTTGCGTTAACGGTTTTGACATTTAATTTACCTTCGACATAAGTCAGGTCGTAACTTGTTTTAGCATCGCCATCTGCATCATAAATCAAAATACCATTTTTTGTTTTTCCTGCAACACTACGCACACCAACATCTTTTAAGGTAGCGCAGGGACTCTGTGCGTCGGTATCCCAAAAGACGCTTGCGCTAACAGTGTTTTTAAATACTTTCACTCCGCCAATCTCCTGATCAGCGTGTTGATCAACAGAGCCATCGACTGTGCCCTTAAGAATATTATATGCCATTTAAAATCCTCTCATCCATAAATAGATTGATTAAGTGTTTTGTCTTGTATAATGTATGCACCAAAATTACTGAAGTGTTCTGGGAAATAAATCATTTCATGTTTCTCAACTATTTCTTTAACTATAATTTTCATTTTATATGAATTACCAGTTATAATTTTTAAAGGTGTTTCATTTTTTAGTATAAATTCTTCGACTAAACTTGAAGCTTCACGGTGTGTTGTTCCGTGTAAATCTAATACGTTCATATATTTAAGTAGTACAAAAAAAAGGATGCCCCCCGTAAAGGAGACATCCAAGTATCCAACTGACGTTGGAAATTTGATTACACGATACCCCAGCTACCTGTAACAAGGTAAACCAAGCTAACTGCAGCGTGTGGCGATTCAAGGAGAATCGCTGTTTCGCCATCGATAGTTTGAGAGTTGTGTGCAGTAGAGACTGTAACATCACCGGTTTGACCACGCTTGATGACAACAATATCACCAGTACTTGGGTTATTCGGAAGTGTGAAACTACCACCAGCAGAACCGGTAGTGAAGTTGTAACCTTCAGAAAGTGCAGTACCAGAAGACATTTGTGTGCTTTGACCAGCTTGTGTCGAAAGAACGCCGTTGGAGGCCGCGAGACCAGCACCAGCCATTGCCGAAACAAGGTCAGCAATGCTTTCTTTTCTAGAGCCGTTACTGTCGTCAGCATCAATAATAGCAATGCTATCGTTAGCGACGCTAACAGAAGCAGCACTTAACTCGTTAAGATCAACAGCCATAACTGCCGAAGCAGCGGACAGACCATTACCAGCGAAAAGAGTTGCGATGTCATCGATAGACTCTTTCTTAGTGCTGTTGTCGGTAGAATCGACAATAGCAATAAAGTCACCAGCAGCGATATCAACAGCGCTTAACTCGTTAAGGTCAAGAGCCATGACTGCAGAAGCAGCGGAAAGACCGTTACCAGCGAAAAGAGTTGCGAGATCATCAACAGTTTCCTTGTGAGTGCCATTATCAGTCGAGTCAACGAATGCTAAGAAGTCGCCGGAAGCGATTTGCTCAGCAACAAGCTCGTTGAGATCAACAGCAAGAGCCGTACCAGCACCACCGGAAAGACCAACACCAGCGACCGAAGCGTTAAGGTGAGTAGCGGTAATACCAGCAGCCTTGACATTCAAGGACGACTTGCCAGCAGCTTCAATTGTGCTTTCATCAGCAACAACGTGAATTGCAGAAATCGAGTCTGCACCACCAACAAAGTCTAACGCATCACCGGTAATAGAACCAGTAATCGAAACCTTATCAGAAGCGATGTGAACAGCGCCAGAAACTGCAACCGAGAGAGTTGAGTTGGAGCGGCTAAGACCAGAACCATCTAACAACGCTGCGAGGTCGGCAGTAGAGCCTTTGGATGCAGCACCAGTAGCACCACCATCAAGGAAGATTAAGTGGTCACCGTTAGCAATAGTAGCCGCGGCAGCTTCGGTAAGATCAACATCAACTTGATCAGCTTGAACATCAATAAGAGCACCAGCGCCAACTTGAAGGTTACCAGAACCATCTTGAGTTAAACCACCCGCAGCAACTGCTGGGGCAAGTTTTGCACCGGTAACACCATCGTCTTTAAGACGAATTGAAGAACGACCAGCAGCTTCAATTGTGCTTTCATCAGCAACAACGTGAATTGTAGAAATCGAATCTACGCCACCAGCAAAGTCTAATGCATCTCCAGTGATTGAACCGGAAAGCGAAACTTTATCGGAAGCAATGTGGACAGCACCAGAAACGGCGACAGAAAGAGTCGAGTTAGAACGACTAAGACCTGAACCGTCTAACAAGGCAGCAAGATCAGCAGTCGAACCCTTGGATGCAGCACCAGTAGCACCACCATCAAGGAAGATGAAATGGTCGCCGTCAGCGAGAGTAGCTGCTGCAGCTTCAGTAAGATCAACATCAACAACATTCGCTTGAACGTCGATAAGTGAACCAGCACCAACTGCGAGTGCATTACCAGCACCACCAGTAAGACCATCACCAGCTACAGAAGCATTAAGTTTAGCTTCGGTAATACCGGCATCTTTAACGCGAAGCGCATCAGAATCGGTTTCAATTGTAGAATCATCAACCTGTACAGCAAGTTGATTAGAAGAAGCGGCGAGACCATCACCAGCGATGTCAGCAGCGAATGCGCCAACAGTCTCTTTCTTCATTAATCCGTCAGTAGCGTCAAAATAGAAAAGTGAGTCATTAGCGACATCGACTGCAGCTTGTGCGACACCAAGAAGTGAAACAGTACCACCTGCAGAAAAGTTACTCGAACCAGAAATAACACCATTGTCTTCGACTTTAGCTTGAGTATTACCAGCTATGTCTTTAACAACTATGTCACCTTCTTGATCCAAGTTACCGGACAGAATAGCCTGTCCGAATTGAAATTTATAAGCCATATTTAAAAACCCTCCATTAAAATGTTTTTATACATAAGAGCTTGAGCAGATATACCAATCCAGATTTGATCCAGATCACTAACCTGCTCGTTATTAAATAGTGCGTACTACATGGTATTAAATCTATGTAATAAAGTATTTATTGGTTCCGTTACAATAAAGCTGGATTGATGCAAAGGGTGATTCCAAAATTACTTGATTTTGACCGTCGATTGTCTGTGATCCAGACGCAGCAATTGTTACATTATTATTGTTGGCCGTTCCAGCTTCATCCTTAACAACGTAAGTCTGTCCACTTAATAAGCTTGCTGCATCTGGCAGCCTTATTGCTAGTACACCATTAGTTGTGTCGGTACCAATATAATAATCCGTAGTTGAAGCAGTAATCGTTGTGCTCACACTTCTTCTGTTAAATTTTAATCCGCCACCAATTTGCAAAACATTATTTTGAAATATAAGGCTTGTCGAACCAGTAATATCTCCATCTACACCATCGTGAAACTGAACGGAGAAGGGGGGTGATGCGGCAACAATATTATCAAAGTTAATGTTAGTAAGTTTACTGCCATCTCCGTGAAATGCAGAAGCAGAAATATTTATACTAGCACTAATATCACCAATAACACTTAATGTAGTTCCATCAAACTTTAAATTACTCTCACATGTTAGTGTGTTTGCATCACCACCGACATTAGTAATAATAGAATTATTTGTTGCGTTTGAGACGCGAGGGACGTTGATTACTTCTGCTGCGTCCGAAGTGCTTAGACTGCCAGAAATAATCGGCACAATGATGCTGCCATTAATATCTTGGCGAGGCATCATCTTGTTTGGCTGAGCAACCGTACCTGATAAATTGTTGTATGCCATTTGTTAGCCTCTCTTATTAATTAGAAGACAAACCAGTTGGCTCCATTAGAATATAAACTAATCGCAGGATTTGATCCTGTGAGAACATAATTTGTTGCGCCATCAATTGTATATGTAGCAGCGGATGATGCGCTTAATCTTATGTCTGTTCCGTTAAGGTGTCCTACTTCATCTTTAACTAACAAGATTGCTCCAGTGCCGTATGTTGATGGAGCAGGAATTTCTATCTTAACACTGCCAGTGGAACGGACACCAATAATATAACTAGGACTACTAGCCGTATGAATTGCTGTTAAGCTGCTTGTTGGCAAAACAGTTTCGTACATTACATTGAAGCCACGTACATGAGTTTTTTGGCTTATTGCGCTGGAGCTTAAAACATTGACTCCTGCAGCATTCTTAACAATTAAGCTGCCGATTCTAGAGTGTGTATCGTCGTTGGAGTTACCAAAAAATGTTGAACCTGTTGTATCAATAATTGTAATGTTTTCATATTGAAAAACACTAGCGCTAACAGCACCAGTAACAACCAAGTTTCCTGACAGTACAAGAGTGCTTGGAGAGTGTCCGCCACCCTCTGAACCAGTGTAGTATAAAAGTTTAGATGAGCCGCTTGGGGAATTTGCCCCTGTGAGGAATACCACTGAGTTAACAGGACCGGGAATAGTTAACCCGGCGCTACTACTACAATCAATATATGCCCATCCAAAACTTGACACTAAAAAACTCCTTAGAACGTGCTACACGCAGCACGCACGGTTCCGGGGGCATCGCCTGAAACAAATGCCACCCTATCAACACCCGCTATATCGAAAATATAGTGTATAGCTTCTCCGCCGCTTCCAGTGGTGGCTACTGCGGCAGTGTGTGTCGCATTTCCTAATGGTAAAAACAATTGTGCCCATTCTCCAAAAGCGTAATTATATGCATAAATTGCAACAGATTTACTATTATTTGTTTTTACAAGAACATGTAGGAATCTTTGATTTTCTGTTGAATAACCATTCTGTCCCTCAGTACCATCATTTAAATTATTGTTAAGATCGGATTCAGCGGTTACCGCTACTGTAGTTGCTCCCTGTTTTGTTGTCGGAAGGTGTTCTACTAAATGTTTTGGTCTTCTTGTGCGACCCCAACTTGTTGCTTTATAAACGGACATTATTTCTCCCTCTTTTATGTTTACAATAATAAATAGTCATCTATTTTTTCTCGTGCGTTTTTCTAACGCTCTTTGTTTTTTGAGTTCATCTCTCTTGCGTTTACGATCAGCTTTCTTTTTATCCAATCGTTTTTGATCAGAGGGCTTTGTGTAATAACGACCCTCTCTGACCTTTTCAACAATCTTTGCTTTCTTGGTCTTTTTAATAAACCTTCTGATCATTACTTCTTGATTACCTCTGCACTCTCTAAGAGTTACAGATACATTTGCTGGTTTCTTTTTTCTCATTATATCCTACTTCATTGAGTTCCAAATTTTACTTGAATGCTCCATAATCGAGCTTATATCCACTCCAGCGTCGTTTGGATCTCCAAGGTCTACTGACCCTGCTGGTGAGTCTGCGGGGGCAGGAGTGGTGCCCTCAAACAGATTAACACCATTGTACGCATCTTTTCCTAAAGCGTCCATTAATTTCTTTCGTTCTGAATTATAGTTTTTGCTTTTGGGTGGTGGTGCAGTTTGTTTAACTATCTTTTCTTCTTTGATAACTGGGGCAGTCTGCAAGCCTTTGGCTACCTCAGATACCACATTCGACAAAAGTCCTTCTTCCAAAAGGACTTCGTGTATGCACTCTTTTACAAGAGGCTTAATCATTTCTTTTAAATCACTCTTCTTCACTTAAAACCTCGTTTAAAAGCCGATTGATTTTATCAGCCTTTGTGAAAACATCATTGTTAAATTCTTTAGCTTCTCGCATCATAAATGCACCCGGAGTGGAAGGTTCAGAAACCATATCGAAACAAATCAATTGAAAATCGTCTTCTACTATCGTGCGACCACCCGCTTCTTTTACAGAACCCATACCTCTAGAAGATACTCCAACAGTAGCCCCACCATTGACTAATTCTTTAAGAATTTTACCAGATGGTGTTTCTAAAACCTTAATCTTACCCATAACTTTGTTTTCTTCCATCCACACAGATGTAACCATGTGAGAGCAGTTTTTTAAGTTAATTACAGAATCGTCAGGGTGATCAAGCTCGCCAAGGGCTCTGCGTTCTTTTACAACTTTTTTATAATTTTCAACTTCGCGAACTAAGGTTTTGTGTGGGTAAATTCTACCATTTCCATTTTGAGTTTCAGACATCTGCATAATGCCGGAAAGAATCATTCCGCCCTCAGATACAAATCTCTTTTCGTCTTCAGTGAGAAGATCTTGACATACGCCGCCTTCACATAATGCATAATATTCTCTAAGTAATTTCTTTGACATTGTTTTACTCCGCGGCCGCGGGGGCAGGTGTACCAGTGGTTGTTGCAGTAGCTGTGGCTTGTTGCTGATCTTGTGCCATTAACTGCTTATCTGTTTGGCTTGCCATGCTAGTGTTTGCAGAGCGCAAGGCTTGTAAAGCTTTCTTAATTGGTTTCAGCATTGGATCTTGAGGATCAATTTGTAATTTTAAAATATCTTTTTCAATACCTTGAAGTATACCTGTTACTTTTTTAGCATAAGATTGCAAAACAGAAGTAGCTTGTTTAGCTTTTCTAACTCTCATTAATTCGGCGCCGGCGCCCTTAGCACCAAGTTTTGATAAAGCTGCACCAGCAAGACCAGAACCAATTCCTTTAGTTTGAGCTTTAAGACGGTCTAAAATATTTTCATCAATAGTGCCGTCTTCGACCATAGATTGAATTTCTTCAGCAATGATTGATTTTAATTCTTTTTCAGTAATATTCATAGCTAAGACCCTTTACAGCAGCGTCTCACTGGCTGAAGCATCCACTTGTTTGTCCAAGTGACAAGAGTCTGGGTTTGATTGTTTGTGTTCATGTTTAATTCCTTCATCTCCAAAAATCATATTTAAAACATATGATGTTCCTGACGATAACCAACCTAAGATCAAAAAATTAGCCACAGTTACGTCAAAATTAAATAGTTCTGTAAACGGAGAAAGTAACATTAAAAACCAGCCTACATGGAATCCCATACACATTGGACATCTGAATAGTTCTCCAAGTCTACCTTCGGTTGGTCTTATGTCTTTAAAAATCTTTCCGTAAACAATAATTTGTGTTAGCCCGTAGGCACACAGTATAAATGTTAATAGTTCCATTAATTCCTCAAATAGTATACATGTAGTTTAGTGCGTAGGGATCTTTCACATACGTATGTCGAAGTGAGCCCTTCTCGGTTTCTTGTGGAACTTCGCCAAGTTCAGTAGAGTCTTCCTTGTCAGGATGTACTAATTCTTTTTCAGACTTGGCGATAATCGCTTCAGTATTTTCAAAGTATGGTCTTTCTTCATCGATAAATTGAGAAATATTAATTAATGCAAGTTTTGCACCGTTGACATCTGGATTAGTGGATTCAAGAATTTGACCCTCTAGTGCGCCAAAGTATGAGCCAGCTTGAATACTTTCAGCTTTAATAATACCTTTTTTCATTAATACAGTCATTAATCTATTTTGCGCTCCATATACTAAATCTGATAATGTTTCTTTAGGAAATGCCACTACTTTGTTGGCTGATGGGGATAAGACAATATCAATGTCACCATGATCAAAAATCATAACATCGCCATTAAGCGCCTGACGAGCATTAAGTTCAAGTCTAACTTTCTTTTCATTAGCTTTTTTACCAACACGAATAACGACGGGCATTTTAGTTAAGTTCCTTTACGAGTTCTTGCACTTTTAAAACAGTAAGCAACATACTTGTATCAGCCTCGCCTTTTGAAAGAGATTCTAATTTTTCTATAATTGTATTTGTTTTACTAATCATTTCATCATCAGCAGAAACATCTTCACTGTCTTTGGAATTGACAAGCTCGGTTTTCAAGCGTGTTAATTCTTCATTCAAAAACATTTTAAATTCTAGCGCATTATCAACAAAAGAACTAATATACAAGCTTAGTAATTGCTTTTGCTCCTCTAACAGCACACTATCATACTTGCTGTTAAACTTCTTAACAAATTCTTCGACAACTAAATTATCAACATCAAAGTCACTTGTTGTGTCTGCAGAAGCAATCATCTGTTTAAGAACAGCTTGCTCTAAAATTATAGAATCTTTTGGGCTGCTCATAGAATTGAACATTTTGTGAATATTGGCAAGAGATTTATAGTTTGGAACAAAGTTGTTGAATACTGCAGGCTCAAGCTCTTTATTAACATCTTTAATTAAATCAGTCTGGCTTATGAATAAACCATGTGGATCTAATACCCGATGCCCCAATTTAGCTTCTCTTACAATCTTTTCACAAATTTCTTTATCCAGTCCTTGAGATTCATAAAGAGATTGATAACACTGTAAATCTTTATAAAGTATGGAATCAGGTGCAAAATGTTTTTTAATCAATTTAACAACGGTATTTTTTCTATCGTGGTCACCTTGTAAAATCGCAGACGTTCCTTCTCTAATCAACGCCTCG